ATCGTCGGCACCGTTGTCGAGACCGGCTACCAGTTCGTGATCGGCGCATGGGAGGCGCCAGCGCCCACCGAGGCGGAGGGGGCGACCCCACTCGACTTCGAACACCCCAAGGACGAGATCGACGGGGCCATGTCCGGTGCATGGGAGAGCTTCGACGTCTGGCGTGCCTACGTCGCCGGCGAGCTCGAATACCTGTTGGAACCCTGGCAGGGGCGTTGGAGCGACAAGAAAGTGTTGGAGTGGAAGGTTAACCGCCCGCTCGCGATGGGGCCGGCGTGCCGGCGTTACCGGGAGGCGATGGGGTCGGCGGAACGCACTCCGACGGCGTCTCATGACGGCAACGAAGTCCTGGCCCGGCACATCGCCAACGCCCGCCGACGGGCGGTGGACGCGAAGGACGAAAAGGGCCAGAAGATGTGGGTGATCGGCAAGGAGCGACCGAGTTCCCCGCTCTTCGTCAACGGGGCCATAGCCGGAGTCCTGTCATGGGAGGCCCGCGGCGACGCCATCGCCGCCGATGCCAAGCCGAGCAAGAAGGACCGCACGTTCTCCAGCTGGTGAGAGGGGGTCCCCCGTGGCCGACGGCATGAACTACGAGCCCGTCCCGACCACCCCTCTCGAGTGGATGAAGCGGCTGGAAAAGAAGCTCAACGCTGACCAGCGGGACCTGTCGATCTACAACGACTACTACGAGGGCCGGCACCCACTCAGCTTCGTCACCCCGAAGTTCCGCGACGCCTTCGGCCTCTCGTTCCGGGAGTTCGCCGACAACTGGTGTCAGGTCGTGCCCGACGCAGTCGAGGAGCGACTCAACGTCGAGGGCTTCCGGGTCGGCTCCAGCGCCGCCGCCGACAAGCGGGCGTGGCGGATCTGGCAGGCAAACCAGCTCGACTCCGAGAGCCAGCTCGCCCACACCGAGGCCCTCATCAACGGTCGCTGCTACATCCTGGTCTGGGAGGACCCGGACGACCCGAAGGTCCCCGCCATCACCGTGGAGCACCCCACCGAGATGGCCCTGATCACGGCCTCGGGCAACCGCCGGCGCCGCCTGGCCGCGCTGAAGCGCTGGGTCGACGACAGCGGCTACGTCTTCGGGACGCTCTACCTGCCGGACGGGCTCTACAAGTTCCAGTCCGAGAACAAGGTGCGGTCGACAACGCTGACCGGCACCCGCTCCTGGGTGCCGCGCCAAGGCGTCGACGCCGAGCTCGACAACCCCCTCGGCGTCGTGCCCGTCATCCCCCTGGAGAACCGGCCACGGCTGCTCGGTTGCGGCGTCTCCGAGATCGCCAACGTGATCCCCATCCAGGCCGGGATCAACAAGCTCGTCATGGACATGTTCGTGGCGGCCGAGTTCGCGGCGGCCCCGCAGCGGTGGGCCACCGGCCTCGAGATCCCCAAAGACCCCCTCACGGGGCAGCCCATCGAGATGTTCAAGACGATGCTCGACCGGTTCTGGAACAACCCCGACAAGGAGGGCAAGTTCGGGGCCTTCCCCACGGCCGACCTGGGCAACTTCGTCAACGTCATCGAAATGCTCGTCATGCACGTGGCCAGCCAGAGCCGGACCCCGCCCCACTACTTCAACTCCTTCAAGGGCCAGTTTCCGAGCGGTGAGTCGATCAAGTCGGCGGAGACCGGGCTGGTGGCCAAGACCCGCCGCAAGATGCGGCCCTTCGGTGAGGCGTGGGAAGAGGTCATGCGCCTCGGGTTCCTGGTGATCGGAGACAGCCGCCGGGCCCGGGTCACCGACAGCCAGACGATCTGGGCCGACCCGGAGAGCCGCAGTGAGTCCGAGCACATCGACGCTCTGCTCAAGCAGAAGGCGTTCGGCGTGCCCGACGAGATCCTGTGGGAGAAGGCCGGCTACAGCCCGCTGGAGATCGAGCGGATGAAGGCGATCAACGCCGCCGCCCCGCCCGACGACGCACCCGACGATGCCGGCGGAATCAGCGACGAGCCCGGGGCGAATCCCGAGGCTGCGTAGCACCAACAGGGGCGCGATGCCCGAACGAAAGGAGCAGCCGCGATGGCTGACGCAGGTGGAGCCGACGGGGCGAACCCGGATGGTGGCAAGGGCAACGAGGGTGTCGACGACTTCGACGACGCGGACGAGCCCGACAAGGAGCTCGGCGACGCCGGCAAGCGGGCCCTGGCCAGCGAGCGGGCAGCCCGGGCGAAGGCCGAGCGTGAGTCCAAAGCCCACAAGGCTGAGCTCGAAAAGCTCCGCGCCGGCAGCCAGTCGGAGCAGGAGAAGGCCATCACCAAGGCCCGCGAGGAGGCCAAGACCGAGGCTCTCGCCGAGGTCCGCCTCGAGCGGGCCCGGGACAAGGTCGAGCTGCGGGCGTCGAGCGTCAAGGTCAAGGTCGGCAAGGACGAGGTCGGGTTCGCCGATCCCGAGGACGCGGCGGTGTTCCTCGGGGACCTGGCCAGGTTCGTCGACGACAAAGACGGCTCGATCGACACCAAGGAGATCGACCGGGAGCTGGCCGACCTCCTCAAGCGCAAGCCCCACCTCGCCGGTGATGGAGGCAGGCGGCCCAAGGGCGGCGCCGACGGCGGGGCCCGCGGCACCGGCGGCGGCACACCCGGCATGAACGACCTGATCCGCCGAGGAGCGGGTTACCGGTAAACCCCAGCGGTGCCGCCCGGCCACGGGCCTCCGCTTCATCTACCCCTGAAAGGGAGGTATCCCCGTGGCCTACAACAACATCATCACGCGTCCCGACGCGCAGGCGCTGGTCCCCGAGGAGGTCTCTCGGGCCATGCTCAAGGTGGCCGTCGCCGACAGCGCGGTGCTCCAGATGTTCCGCCGGGTGCCGGTGGGCCGGAACCAGACCCGGTTCCCGGTCCTCTCGGCCCTGCCCATCGCCTACTGGGTGAACGGCGAGACCGGCCTCAAGCAGACGACCGAGGTGAACTGGGCCAACAAGTACCTCAACATCGAAGAGGCGGCCGCCATCATGGCCATCCCCGATGCGGTCGTGGCCGACGCCGAGATCAACATCTGGGACGAGTCGGAGCCCTACCTGCGGGAGGCCTTCGGCCGCCTGGTGGACGCATCGGTGTTCTTCGGCACCAACGCCCCGGCGTCGTTCCCGACGAACATCCTGGCCGCGGCGGTCGCTGCCGGGAACACCTTCACTGAGGCCTCGACCGCCGCCCAGGGCGGGTTCTTCGGGGACTACGACGCGGCCCTCGCCCTCGTCGAGGCTGACGGGTTCGACGTCAGTGGCGTCGTCGCGGCCCGCACCGCCCGGGCGAAGTTCCGGGCCGCCCGCGACTCCCAGGGCCGCAAGCTCGACGAGAACCGGATCAGCCCCGACCTGAAGATGATCGACGGCAACCCGATCGCCTACCCGATGCGGGGCCTGTTCCCGGCGGGTGGCGGCGCCGGTACCAACGTCCGCCTCTTCGTGGGCGACTGGGACCAGTTCGTCCTCGGCGTCCGCCAGGACATCACCATGGACATCTTCCGCGAGGGCGTGATCCAGGACAACACCGGCGCCATCGTCTTCAACCTCATGCAGCAGGACATGACGGCTGTCCGTCTGACCTTCCGCCTGGGGTGGCAGGTGTCGAACCTCATCAACTTCGACCAGCCCACCGAAGGCAGCCGGTACCCGGTCGCCGTCCTCAAGTACTAGGCCGAGAGGAGCCCACCATGGCCGAGCAGAAGGCCGCCTCCAAGGCGGCAGCAGACGTCCAGGCAGCGGTCGCCAAGCAGGTCGACCGGGAGCAGGAGCAGGGGTACCGGGGTCGGAAGGTCGACCCCCTGCCCAACTCCGCCTACTCGCTCGAGTCGGGCCCGGACGCTCCGTCGTCCGTGCCCGAGGACGGCACCGCCATCACCCAGCGCCACATCAACCCCCCGAAGGAGGGCTGACCCATGCCCGATTCCGCACCCCTGGATCGCAAGATCCAGGCCACGGTCGCAGCAGCGGCCGCCGGCGTCGACAACGAGCGCAACATCGGCACGGCGCCGTTCGCCGGCACGGTGACCTCGGTCACCTACGCCCCCGACACCGTGCTCACCGGAGCCAACACCGAGAGCCGGACCATCGTGCTCGTCAACAAGGGCCTGACCGGCGTCGGCACCACGGTGATCGCCTCCAAGGCCTTCGTCTCCACGGTCAACGCCCCGGCAGACGACGAGACGGCCATCACCCTGTCCGTGGTGGCCGGGGCGACGACTGTGGCTGAGGGCGACGTCCTCGCGTGGCAGTCGACCCACGTCGGCGCCACCGGCCTGGCCGACCCCGGCGGCCTGGCCACCGTCGTCATCACCCGGAGTTAAGGCGTGCCCCTCACCGACACCGCCAAGGCCCGGATGCTCAACCACCTGGCGGGCAACTCGGCCACGGCCGCGGCCATCTCCCACGCCAGCATCCACTCGGGCTACCCGTCCACGACGGGCGCCAACGAGATCACCGGCGGTTCGCCGGCCACGGCCCGCAAGGCCCTGACCTTCGAGACGGTGGCCGGGACTGAGGCGGCCGGGTCGTTGGACATCACCAAC